CGAGAGCTACCTGCGCAAAAACCACGTCGGATCACGCATCGACCTGAACGCCGACGAGAGCTACGACATCTATGGCGACGATACGATTCGCGCCGAGATCGAGAGCTCGCGCCTGCGGCTCCGCGACGTGTTCGCGGCCAGCATGAAGCAATCGGCATTCGAGCATCGCGTCGCAGCGCTTCGCGATGCTCGCGAGGATCGCGTCGAGGACGTTATCGAGACGGCCAAGAACGTCACTAAGCACTACGGGCTGCCGGAAGATTCGGTCAGCGCGATCGCGGGCAACGTGATAGAGGAGCGCAACCCGAACCGCTACGGCTTTGCAAACGCGCTGACGTGGTACGCGCAGAGTCTCGACAACATGGATCGGCAGCACGACCTCGAACGACAGGGATCGGCGCTCATTACGATGAGCCATTCAGCATGGAAGGGGCTGGCCGCGTAAGCGGCCTCCCCGGCAACGGAGGGAACATGGCAGAAGAGAAGAACGTCACCGAACAGCAGACAGAGGAAACGGCGGTCGCGGCGCGGGAGGATACCGCGCCGATCGCGGACCATTCGCCGGAGGCGCTGCTTGCTGCCGCGATCGAACGGCAGCTACCAGTCGAGTCGATCGAACGACTCCTCGCGATGCGTCGTGAGTTGAAGGCCGAGTGGGCGCGCGAGCGGTACTTCGAATCACTCGCTGCATTCCAGCGTGAGTGCCCGGAGATCGAGAAGACGACGGCGGTGCTGAACAAGGACGGAACGCCGCGCTACTACTACGCGAAGCTCGGCGATATCGTACAGCAGGTGAAGGACACACTTGCCGAGCACGGATTCAGCTACACCGTTCATCCGACCGACGAATCGGTCGAGGGCTGGGTCACCGCGAAGGTCGTCGCGCACCACCGAGACGGCCACGACGAAGAGTCGAGCATGTCGGTCCCGATCGACCCGGAAGCATACATGAACGCGCCGCAGAAGGTAGCCGCCGCACGCACGTTCGCAACGCGCTACGCGTTTCTCGGTGTACTCGGGATCGTAGCGGTCGACGAGGACGACGACGCGCAGAGCATCGACGCTGAGACAGCGATCGAATACTCGGACCAGATCAAGCGCCTTCGCGGATGCTCGTCACTCGATGGACTACGGGCGACCGGCAAGGAACTGCACGATCGTTTCAAAGGCGAGGGCGACGAGCGCGGCGTGAAGACGGTGCTGGCGGAGTACAATCGACTGAAGGCTCAGATGGAAGGGGGCTCGCGTGGGTAAAGTGATCGACGTGGTGCAGGGCACTGATGAATGGAAACGCGCACGGGCGGGGCTGGTCACGGCCTCGCGCGTTTCCGACGTTCTCGCGAAGACCAAAAGCGGTCCAGCCGCGAGCCGCAAGAACTACGCGGCCGAAATCATCGTCGAGCGTCTGACCGGCACGCCGCAGGAGCGCGGATTCGTGAGCACCGAAATGCGTTGGGGCACCGAACACGAACCGGACGCGCGCAGCATGTACGAATGGGAGCGCGACGTATCGGTCGAGCAGGTCGGCTTCGTCATCCACGACGAACTCGAATACTGCGGAGCGAGCCCGGACGGGCTGGTTGGCACGACCGGCGCGGTAGAGATCAAGTGCCCCGGCACGGCGCAGCACATCGCGCTGCTCGAAGGCGGGAAGATCGACAGCCGCTACGTGGCGCAGATGCAGTGGGTTATGTTCGTCACCGGGCGGCAGTGGTGCGACTACGTGAGCTACGACCCGCGAATTGAACTGCCGGAACTCACGCTCTACATCCAGCGCGTAAAGCGCGACGAGAAGTGGATCGAGGAGGCGGTTGCCGAGGTCGTGAAGTTCGAGGCCGAGGTACGGACCCGAGTCGAACGGCTGAGGGCAATCGCTGCGGAGGCGCGCGTAGCATGACGACCTACGAGAAGACGGTCGCGATCATCCGAGATCAGATCGAGAAGCATCGAACCGAGCCCGCCGAGCAGATCGCCCGGCGGTGCCTCGAGGCAATGCGACACAAGCGGATCGTCCCGCACACGATGCGGGCGAGCGAGCAGATGTTCAAACGGTTCCACGCGCATACGAAGCATTTGGGAGACATGACCGGGCGGGGCTATAGCTACTACTACAATCTTGCGGTGAATCACGCGATGAAAATGAACGAGTGGCCGCACAAGATCATCCCGCGCCGGGTGAAGCTCGATACCGGTGATCTCGTCGACGTCGACATTCCGGTGCCGGAGAGTACCACGAAGGCGACGAACGGCCAATTGCTGTGCGCCTATCAGGTGATCGAAGAGGAAGCCAAGCGCGAGGGAATCACGTTACCGGAGGACTGACATGGCGATGGATTTGTACCAGATAGAAAAGGCGATCAAGGAGCACATGGAAGAGCAGCCGTACTCGGCGAAATGCGATGAGTGCGGACGCGAACTGGACGTTACGGCAACGGTTGACGGCGATCTTGACTTGCGACTTGTCGTACCGGTTTGTGAGTGCCAGCGGGAGGATGAATGAGCACAAAGGAACGCCGAGACACCGAGATATGGGAAACGCGCATGGCCGTGTTTGCGCGCGAGGAGTGGCAATGCTGCTACGTCGAGGAGAACGGCGAGCGGTGTCAGAAGCAAGCTACGCAAGCGGCGCATATCCTGCCGCAGGATGTGCTACATCTTGCGCGCTACGGTCCGCAGGTGATCCATTCGATTCACAATCTGCGCGGTACATGCCCGAAGCACAACGCGAGCGTGCAGATCAACTACCGCTCGCGCCCGCGCGAAGCGGACGAGCACGCGGAGAAGGTTCGCGCGCTCATCGAGGAGGAAACAGATGCAGAATGAACGAGTAGAGTACGGGACGGTGCGCACAATGAAGCTCGGCCCCGGAACGGTCGGGATTCGGATACCCGCCGAGTGGTGCGCCCATCATAAGCTCGCCGAGGGCGACACGATCTACTGTACCGGGCACCTTTCCGGGCCGATCGAGTATCACACCGACGACCGACCGTGGGCGCAGACCGTTACGCTACAGGTGCGTCGAAGCTCGTCGCCGATCGTTGCTATCCCGGCCGCGCTTGCACGGCCGCGTGGAATCGGGGCGGCCGCGAACGTTACGATCAGCGTAGCGTCGAACGGTGGGCTATTCATAGAGCAGGAGGACGCATGAACCGTTACTACGCTCTAACGCTGAAAACGTTAGATATGGGGTACATGCCAGGAAACAGCCACGAACCATACGGGCGCTACGAGGTGGTCATGGCCGACGAGGCCGAGGCTGCGATCCGCGAGCTGGTAGACGCCGGACGTCGTGCACTCAATGCGGTCGGCTACGAGGGGCAGCTCCACGAGCACGACGCGCTGCACGAACTCGACGCCCTCATCGCCAAGTACAAGGAGGATGCATGAATCTTGACGAACGCCTGAGTGAGATAGAGCAGTGGTACGAATCGACTTTCGACAGTGTGGATGGTAAGCCCCTCGCTATCGGCGGCGACCTCCTCGCCCTCGCCCGCGAGTACCGCGACGAGAATGCCCGCCTCAAAGACATCATCATGGCCGGAGCTAAGGGCGCTGGGTTCGATGAAGTGGAGACAGCGCTTGAAGACGCGAACAATGACGTAGATCGCCTGACCGACGAGCTGGCAGAGGCGGTGTGGTTGTTGCATAAGATGCGTCGAGCAATGCGCGAGGAGAACACGACGCATGGCGTCGCGCTGTTTGACTACGCGGGTCAGGCCGACGCATTCCTCGCCCGTCACGAAGGAGAGAAGCATGAGTGAACCGAAACGGCCAGATCATACCCGTGAATGGAATACAGGTGGGTTTCCATCAGAGCGGGACTGGGAAACTCTCGATTCCATTCTTCAGGAGGATAGTGCATACATGGACCACCTCGAAGCCCGCATTGCAGAGCTGGAGGGAGAGAACCGCCGCCTACATGACAGCATCGAGATGCTTGAAACGATACCCGGCAATGAGTGGAAGCGCCGAGCCGAGGCGGCTGAGGCAGAGCTAATCAACGAGCGAGAGGAACGGATCGCGGCGAAGGATTGGCTTGGCATCTACCGCGCCAAGCTGGCCCGAGCGGTGGAGCTTCTGAAGCGTCGATCTGCTCCGCATATTCCAGTTGAAGACGGGTGTACGTGCTGGGAGTGTGAGACGAACCGATTCCTCGCCGCCCTGCAAGACGCACCACGGGTTGCGGGTGAGGCCGATCCTATCACGGACTGTGACAAGCTCCGCGAGGAGCGGGATCGACTACGGGAGGCGTTGGTCAAGCTATCCACCCACCCAATACACGGATGGCTCTCAGCGTCGCTACAGGACAGCTATACATGCACAGCCATGCATCGAGACGTTGAGGACTACTTCGCTGTCATGGAGGACGCGCTTGCCGACACCCCGGAGCAAAGCGGGACGTGCCGTTGGATCTACAGCGGTGCCGCCGATCAGGTGTACCTGACATCTTGCGGAGAGCGCCACGCGCACCGATATCCATACTGCCCCTACTGCGGCACGCCCATCGAGATCACAGGAGGAGAGGATGAGTGACGGGGGACCAGCGTTTCCGAGTGTCGGAGAAGGGTTCGGCAACCCGATGTACAGTACGCCGGGCATGACCCTGCGCGACTACTTCGCGGCGGCTGCACTGGCTGTGAGCGTGTCCAATATGTGGGAAAGCCATAAGATGGAGCACGTGGCGCGGCGTTGCTACGAGTACGCCGACGCCATGCTCTCCGCCCGCCAGAGTGAGGAGGATAGATGAAACGGGACACACCGCTGCTAATCGCCGTCGCCTTACTTGCGGCGGTGGTCCTACTGATCGCTATGATCTTGTGGAGCCGCAACGTCGAGCAGCGCGGTAGGATTGG